GGCCAAGACCCTTTAGACCCATTTGGCGGCGCTGGGAGATTTATTCCATCTGATCGGGGATACCCAGATGAGCCGGATGTTGGTGGTGGCGGCGGTGGCGGTGCCGACCCGTTGATCGCCCAGCTTGAAAGCGTTCAAAATGCCCTAATGACGCAAGAGGAACAGCAGATTGCATCTTTCCAGCGTCAGCAAGAAACATTGCAGCAGGCGCTAGAGCAGCGGCTTTTGACCCAGCAGGAATACAATGAACTGTTCCAAGAGGCAGAGTTCCAACACGCAAACGCAATGGCCCAAATTAAGCAAAAAGAAACGCAGATGGTGACATCGGCACAAACTGCTATGTATTCAGAATTAGGCAATTTGCTGGGCATGTTTGCCACCAAGTCCAAAGCCGCCGCAATTGCACAAATCGCTATAAACAAAGCGCTGTCGATTGCTTCGATCATTCAAAATACGGCAATGGCTCAAGTCCGTGCTTTGGCAGAATTGGGGCCAATACTTGGCCCGCCTGCTGCTGCAAAAATTGCTGCGTTTGGTAAAATTCAGGCAGGTTTAGTTGCAGCAACTGGTTTCGCGCAAGCGGCTGGCGCAGGCGGTAGCGGTGGTGGCGCATCAGCAGCCGGGGCAGTTGCATCAGCCGCCGCAGCGCCTTCCGCAGCCCCGCTTGATGTGCGCCTTAGCGGGATGAGCGCAGACGAATTTATCAGCGGGGCCAGCATCCAAAGCCTGTTCGATCGGTTGCAGGATGAAGCTGGCGACCGTGGCCTAAGAGTGAGTTTTGCCTGATGAGCGTCCTGATAGACCCAACCAAAGCCGCAGAACTGGCGACAAACGGGACCAGCAACAATCCGATTGTACTTTGGGAAAGCCTATCCGGCACCCTTAGCACGACCACCGGCACGGAGGTAGAAAGCGCGGCGCTGTCGGCAACCGGCACGACCTATGACGCATGGGTTGCCACGCCGTCTGGCGGCACAGCGGCCTTGCAAATGGTCTTTGCCACTGCGCAATCGCTGAATGCGGTTGCCATTGCCGCGCACAATATCGGCTCAATTAGTGGCGCTCGCGTGCAGGCTCAGTATAGCACCGACGGCGGGAGTACTTGGCTGGATAGCGGATCAGGCAACATCTACCCAACGGACAATCAGGCCATCTTGTTTTATTTTGACGAGGTGAGTGCCACGCATTGGCGCATTCGTGTTAGAGACGCAGGGTCAAATGATGTAGAGATAGCGGTTGCGTATTGGGGAACTGTGATGACCATTCCCCGGCGCTTTTATCAAGGCTACACGCCACCAATCACGCCGACGAATGTCATGCTGCAATCCAATGTCAGCCAAGGCGGGAACCTGCTGGGGGCGGCTGTTACACGCAAGGGTTCGAGCGCCAGCGCAACGGTGCAAAACGTCGATCCGACCTTCATCCGTGGCACCGACTTCAAGGGCTTTATGAACCATTTCAACAACGGCAACGGCTCGTTCTGGGCATGGCGTCCGACAAAATACGGCGACCTGTTTTATTGCTGGCGGGATGGAAACACGATTGCACCGACGAACAGCGGGCCGCGAGACTTAATGTCTTTCCAGATGAGCATGAGGTTCTACGATGAACCGTGAGCTCTTGCAAATTGTTGAACTGGACGTGAACCGATGCGGCCTGACCTACGGCAGCAACCCTTGCATTGCCGCGCTGGGCACGACCGGCGTGCGCAAGTGTTACAACACTTATGCGACCTGCCAGAACAAAGTGAATTTCGGCGCACCTTCTGAGCCGAGCGGCGGGCCGGATCGGACCTTTGAGCAGCTAGACACTTTCGCCAGCACTGGCTTTGTTCGCAACGCTGATCTGTTCTTTGCTGCTAACTTGTCAATTCCGTCCGCTGATCCGGACGGCTGCATTTGGGAATTGGGCGGTGCGAGCACCGGAGCATATTTAGGTTACACATCTGGAAACCTCATTTGGCGTGTGGGTGACGGCGGCTCCGGCACGCCAGCTAATTGCGCCAAACTTGACCTTAATCTTTCTGGCCTGCTGGGCAAGACCGGCACGATTTATGGTCAGGCTTTCGTTGCCACTAATAGAATTGAACTCTGGTTCTGGGAGCAAGGAACAAGCACTGTGACGCTCTTGGGAACTGATACAGCCGTGGGAAGTTTTAGCGACTGGGCCGGGTCGGCAGCGGGCGCGGTGGGGCGTGTGAATGGTGCCTATCCGACTGGCGAGAGCGGCGCAAACTACAACGGCACCATCAGCGAAGTTCGGTTTTACGACTCAACGAATTTTGAGCCGGTGGGGCAGGGGGACGCCAACACAACCACGCTGCGCTTCGCCAAGAACCAGAACGGCATTCCCCGCTCTCAGCGCGTCTACCCGGCGCTGCAATCGGTCAGCACCAATCCGACAGAAATCAACCTCGGCGGCGTCAACGACCGGCTGGGCAGTTTAGGCAAGCGGGCACGTATTTCGGTCAAGCTGAAAGATTTTACGGACAGCGACATATGGTTCGACAATTATCAGGCCGAGCGGGTCGATGGCACGGCGCAGACTGACGAGGGTGGCTATAACCCGCAGGAGCGCGGCACGTTCTTTGGCAAGCTGCGTCGGCGGTTCCCGTACTACGTGGGCCGGGCGCTGCGGGTCAAAGAGGGCTACGTTGGCGACGATGTGGCGACCATGCGAACCCGCAACTACGTTGTGACAGAGTGGGCCGGGCCAGACGCAGCAGGCAACGTCACCATCACGGCCAGCGATGTGCTGGACCTAGCTGGAGACAAGAAGGCCCAAGCCCCTGCGGCCAGCCAAGGACGGCTTGCTGTGGCTGTGGCAGAAAGCGGCCTGCCATCCTTTAATCTGGTCCCGGCTGATGTGGGCGATGAATACCCAGCGTCGGGAACCGCAGCCATTGGCTCGGAGATTGTCACGTTCACCCGGTCAGGCGATACCGTGACGCTGACAGCGCGGGCGCAAGGCGGCTCTACCGCATCCAGTCACAGCGCCGACGACACGTTCCAGACGTGCTACGTGGCCAACGACGCAACTATCGCCTCGGTCGCAATTGACCTGATGACCAACTATGCGGGCATCGACGCCTCATATATCGACACCGCTGCGTGGACGAGCGAAGGTGAGCGATGGCTTGCGACCTACTCTTTGACCACAATCATTACCAAGCCTACCGGCGTGACAAAATTGCTGGCTGAACTGTCGCAGTTTGGCGTCATTTGGTGGTGGGACGACGAGGACCAAGAAATCCGCATGCGGGCCAACAGGCCGCTAGATGTTGGCGAAACGGCTCCGGCGCTGTCAGACAGCGTGACCTTTATCGAGGATAAATCAGACACAGCCGATCTGTACGACCAGCGTTTGTCGAGGGTGTTCTTCTATCACGGCGTCATTGATTACACCCAAAGCACGACCGATGGCGACAACTTCCGGCGCGTTTCCGTTGCAATTGATGGCGAGGCCGAAAGCAAATTGGAGTATGACCAGACCCAAAGCTACGAAATATTTTCGCGGTGGCTGGGCGAGGCTGGCGATTATGCGGTTGCAACTCCGGCTGTCAAACGCCTGCTCAATCGCTACAGAGACACGCCCCGGCAGTTTGTGTTTGAATTTGATGTAAAGGACGAGGCCAGTGTCGCCGTGGCTTCCCCGGTTACAATCCAAAGCAGGTTGATACAGGACGAAACCGGCAATAACCTCGCCACGCAGATGCAAATCACCTCTATTGAAGAAACTGTCGGGGGGCATCGGTTCAAAGCCAAGGCCCAGAATTATCAGTTTGACGGGCGCTATGGGTTCATCACGGAAAACAGCCGGGCTGTCTACGGATCGTCAACAGATGCAGAGAAAACAAAGGGCACTTACTTCGTGGACGAAAATACGTTAGAATTCAGCGACGGAACCGGCCCGTACTTGTTTTTTTGAGGATTCGACCTGATGGCAACTTGGACAGACCCAGCCACGATTAACACCGGGCCAGATGACCCTGTTACATCGGAGTTCGGCACGGCTGCGCTTGAGAATGTAGAGGCTTTTGCAGAGGGCGCATCGGGTGCGCCTAAGCTGGCGATGAAGCACCTGATCGGAGCAGGCACCACCGGCAACGTTAATTTCACTGTGACCAACTACGGCGGGGCCAGCTTTGTCATCAACGTGACCAACTCTTCCGGCACTACCGCGCGGAACCTTTCTGTGAATGTCAGCGACGGCACGTTTGGCACGGCTCAAACGCTCATCAGTGTTCCGGCAAACGGCGACCTCACTTTGAGCGGCTACTGGATCGAAGCGACGGGCGAGGTGGAGGCCGTGTCAACGACTGCCCATTCAGCGACTGTAACCAAGACCAGCGGCATCACCACGCTGCGGTTCAGCGGCTCGACCGACTTGTCCTTTGGCGTACACGTTACATTGGACGGCGGGGAGCCTGCGACATGAGCAAGGAACCAACTAATGCTGAAATGAAGCAACAGTTGCGTCAACAGAATGACGTGATCAAGCAACTCAAGGCTGACCTGCGAACCGAGCAGTTGCGGAAGATGCCCGTCGAGCGGGTTGTTACTAAGCGTGTCGAGGTGCCAGTTGAAAAAGTCATCACGAAACTGATCGAGGTTCCGGTTGAAAAAATTGTAATCAAAACTGAGCGCGTCGAAGTGCCGGTTGAAAAGATTCGCGTGGTGCAAAAGCCGCGAATAGAAGACACCGCAGAGATTGCCCGGCTGCGGGCGCTGGTTGACAGGATGGAGAGGGAGGCAAATGCAAAATGATTGCTATTCCACAGCGGCGCGTCGTGCAGGGTCTGTCTTTGCTTCCCTGCATTGCACCAATCCGAGAAAACGGGCTGCAAGCCGTGGGGGTGCGTTACGTGTACTGTGATGGAATTTTCCCGCTTGATTTGAGGATTGCCCAGAATGCGGACAAGACTTTTCAATTCAAGGATGCCGCAACGACCGATTACAGTCTGGCAACTGAAATCACGTTTGACATATGGCAAAACAACATAGCTGGTGCGAGCCTCTACAGCGCCAGCTTGACTGGTGGTGAGATTACGCTGGTCGCTGACAACGTGTTTGCGCTGACAATTGACAACGCCGAGAGCGGAGCATTTCCGGCGCGGCGGCATTATTGCGAGGCTTGGGTAACGCTTCCCGGCACTGTGAAGCGATGCGTAGGTGCTGGCGGGTTTCTGGTTATAGACACAAGGAAGCATGACTGATGGCACTCCCCGGTTACAAGGCAACGGCTGTCGATGGCTCTGGCGGCACGATTGGCAGCACGCAGGTTGAGGTGCGGCGGCGGTCAGACAATGCGCTTGCCAGCCTGTTCAACGCAGCGACAAGCGGCTCGGCACTGACAAACCCATTTAATGCGGCTGCAAATGGCGACTTCGAGTTCTTCGCGGCGGCTGATGATTACATCGTAACGCTGGGTTCTGGGTCGTCTCCGCAAGTCTTCCCGTTGAGCCTTATCAATTCAGACTACACAGACGACCGCTATGCACAACTTTCGGGCGCAAGTTTTACGGGAAATGTTGATACCAGTGGGAAGATTAAGGTTGGCACTGGCGCAGACGGTCCTGTAAACGGCGATGAACTTGTCCTCTCTAAAGTTCAGACTAATGTGGGCATGAGCATTTTGTCGGAAGACGCCACAGGCCAGTCGCGCTTGATTTTTGGCACACAAACAGACGCGTCTGCTGCAAAAGTTCAGTACGATGCCAGCAGCGATAAACTAATTGTTCAGTCTGGGGGTATTGTAACGCTTCAATCGGGCGGTACAGTAGACCGAGTTACTATTGACAGCAGCGGCAACGTGGATGTTATTGGCGCACTGTCTAAAGGCTCTGGTTCGTTTAAGATCAGTCACCCACTAAAGCCTGACACGCACCACCTCGTCCACTCGTTCATTGAAGGACCGCAGGCTGACAACATTTATCGGGGCACTGTGGCTCTGGTGGGCGGTGCGGCGACCGTTAATCTGGATACAGCCGGTCGTATGTCGGAAGGCACCTTCGTGGCGCTGAACGGCAACGTGCAGTGCTTTACCAGCAACGAGCAAGGCTGGACGGCTGTTCGCGGCAGCGTGTCGGGAAACCTCCTGACAATCGAAGCACAAGACGCAACCTGCACTGACACCGTGTCTTGGATGGTCATTGGCGAGCGCAAAGACCAGCATATGATCGACACTCATTGGACCGACGCAGCGGGGCGCGTCATCACAGAGCCGGAAAAGCCACCTGTTGAAGAAGACGATACTGAGTAAAGGCATGAACAATGGCACAAGCTGAAAGCTGGCACTTGAATAAAAGCGTCCCGATTACTCTAATCATCGGCTTGGCGATACAGGCTGCTGGAGTTATCTGGATGTTTTCGTCGATGAGGAGCGACATCGACAATAATCAAGAGCGGCTCACCAAAGTAGAAACTCATATCAGGCAGATTGAAACTGTAGCCCAAGCGCAAGCTGTGCAGCTTGGGAGAATTGAAACGAGGCTGGATGCGCTTATGGAGCAGTCTGACCGCATCCTGCGGGCGTTGGAAGCAAAGTAAATGATTGATCCACTCACGGCGCTGTCTGTTGCAGCGAGCGCTGTGGGTAACGCACAGCAGCTAATCGCCGCTGGCAGGGACGCGACATCAGCATTGGCAAAATTTGC